CTGATGGTGGCTCAGTTCAAGACATTGAGGTGTTAGATGAATGGGGTTATAAAAATGGAAAGTTGGTAAACACCACAGTAGACGATTACGGTAACGGTTTAGTTATGGTTAAAGACGTATTTAGAACATTCAAAGAAGTAAATCAATTGGAGTTAGTTAAACAAGCTGGTATCAGACAACAATTCGTAGACCAATCCGTATCACTTAACTTAGCCTTCCCAAAAGAAGCAACACCAAAATGGATAAATCAAGTCCATATTGAAGCGTGGAGACAAGGTATAAAGACATTATATTATGTTAGGACTGAAAGTGTTTTGAGGGGTGATATAGCTACAAAAGCCATGAGTGACTGTGTTAGTTGTGATGGTTAATATTTATTATGTATGTGTTTAAAATTTGAAAAAGAAGACTATTATTTAAATGACCAAGGGAGTATGGTCTTAACAGAAATCTACCACATAAAAAAAGGTTCATGTTGTGGGTGTAAATGTACCCATTGCCCTTATTGGCCACAATATAAAAAAAGTAATAAAAATTTAATATATAATGTTAAAACTAGACCTACAGGGTTATAAAGTTCATGAAACAAGAGATGTCGTAGATAGTTTCATACATGACCAAATACTGATTGGTGGGAAAAAAGTAGAAATTATAACTGGTGATAGTAAAGTTATTAAAAGTGTGGTTGAGGACGTTGTTGATATTTACGGTCTAGATTGTAAGGAGCATATTTATAATTCACAAGTTTTAACTATAATATTATAGAACTTAAATTAGAAGTATTTATAAATAAAAACTAAATGGCAGAATACGGAACATATGGTATTGATTTTCCATTTCAAGATAGTGAATTGGGTTATTATTTAAAATTAACTGAAACACCTGAAGAAGAAATAAAAGCGGATTTAATACACTTATTGTTGACTAGGAAAGGTAGTAGGTACTTCCTTCCAGATTTTGGAACTAGATTATACGAATACATTTTTGAACCCTTAGACTCACCCACATTCGATTCAATAGAAGCCGAAATAAGAGAACAAGTGGGTAAATACATACCCAATCTCCAAATTACTAATTTAACAGTAGAACCAGCTTTAGAAGCTGAAGAAACCGCAGGTACAATAGTTGCTGATAACGACCCAAGGGTTTATCGTATCGCTGGTCAAGGAACTAAAGAACATACAGCTAAAGTAAAAATTGAATTTACTATAACAACAAATGCTTTTGAAACTAAAGATTTTGTAATTATAACTTTATAAAATGGCAAATAATAAAATATCATATAGTGAAAGGGATTTTGTTGGGATACGAAATGAGTTACTTAATTACGTTAATGACCAATATCCAGAGTTAGTCCAAAACGCAAATGACGCTTCAATATTTTCAGTATTTTTAGATTTAAACGCGGCTGTAGCAGACAATTTAAATTATCATGTAGATAGAAGTTTACAAGAAACAGTATTACAGTACGCTAGTCAAAGGTCATCCATATATAATATCGCGAGAACTTACGGATTAAAAATACCTGGAAACAGACCTTCAGTAGCTTTATCTGACTTTTCGATAGTAGTCCCAGTAGCTCAATTTTCAGGTGGTGGTGATAAAGAAGACGTTAGATACTTAGGTACTTTAAGGAGAGGTTCCCAAATTAGGGGTGGAGGTCAAGTATTCGAAAACGTTAACGATGTGTTCTTCTCAAGTCCATTCGATAGTTCTGGATTTCCAAATAGAACTAAAATACCTAATTTTAATGCTAATGGTAATGTAGTGAGTTACACTATAACTAAGAGGGAAGTCGTGGTAAATGGAATAACGAAAGTTTTTAAGAGGGTTATTACAAACACAGACGTTATGCCTTTTTTAAAGATTTTTTTACCAGAAAAAAATGTTTTAGGTGTTACTGGTGTTATACAAAAAGATGGGACTAATATACAAGCAATGCCTAAATCTTCAGAGTTTTTATCGTCACAAAATAAATGGTATGAGGTAGACGCTTTAGCACAAGATAAAGTTTTCATTAATGATAATACTAAACCATCAGATATTCCAGGTGTTAAAGTGGGAAAATGGCAACCAGTAGACCAAAGGTTCATAACCGAATACACACCAGAAGGTTTCTTTTATCTAACTTTAGGTGGTGGGACAAGTAGTTCACAAGATACGTTATCGGACTTTACACAACAAAATTTTAGTATGGACCTTAGTAAATATATGAATAATTTATCTTTAGGTATAACAGCAAAAGCTAATAGTACTATATTCATACAATACAGAGTTGGTGGTGGTAAATCAACCAATATTGGACCAAATACAATGACAAGTTTTGGAACAATAAATTTTGTAATAAACGGACCTAACAACAACATAAACCTATCTGTGGAAAATTCATTAACAGTTAACAATGTTACAGCGGCTGTTGGTGGTGCTGACCAACCATCTATTGAGGAAATACGAAACTATATTGGTTTTAATTTCTCCGCTCAAAAAAGAGCAGTTACAATATCCGATTATAAAGTACTAATTGAAACAATGCCTTCCGTTTTTGGTGCACCAGCTAAATGTGGTGTTGTGGAGATTGAAAATAAAGTAAAAATAAATTTATTATCCTACTCACCTGACGGTAGTTTAACATCAAACATAAGTACTACTTTAATGAATAATATCGCGACATATTTGTCAGATTACAGAATGTTAAACGATTATTTAGTAATTGAACCAGCGGAAATTATAGACTTAGCTGTAGAAATTGATTTATTAATAGACCCATCATTTAATAGTGGTGAGATAATTTCTAATGTCATTAACACAACAGATGATTTCCTTCTACCAAAAAATAGAGAAATGGGTACTGATATTTTTGTTGGTGAATTAATTAAAGAAATTTCTAGTCAAGACGGTGTTAGAAATTTAATAAACTTAAGACTCTACAATAGAGTCGCTGGTGAATATTCTAGTAATGAAGTATCCCAAAGGTACGTTAATGATAATACAAGGGAAATTGAATTAATTGATGGAATAGTGTTTGCTCAACCAACACAATCATTTCAAATAAAATACCCAACAAAAGATATTATAGTGAGGGTTAAATCAACTAATCAAGCACGGATAAGTTAAGAGGTTTACATATTTCAGCTTTAACTTAAATTTGGTTTTAATTACATAACTATTTATTTTATAAATAATAATATGCCAAAGTCATATAGGGTAAAAGCTAACCCAAAAGGAGATAAAAATATTAAGGTTACTTTAGACCAAGATTTCGACTTACTTGAAATTTTAAGTTTAAAAATAGTAAAATCTGATGTTTATGATAGGATGTGTTCTGATTACGGTGTTGTAGTTGGACGAGTTATTGCTAATGGTGGTTTCGGAATACCCAACGCAAAGGTTTCTATTTTTGTTCCATTATCTGAAGAAGACGAAGAAGACCCAGTAATATCAGCGTTATATCCTTATAAAGCTGTTACTGAAAAAAATGAAGAAGGGTTTAGATATAATCTATTACCTAAAATATCTGACAGTTGTAATACCGTAGCTACTGGTAATTTTTTCACACCTGAAGAGGTAATTAACAATCCGATAGTTTTAGAAGTCTTTGAAAAATATTACAAATACACAACAAAAACTAATGATAGTGGTGATTTTATGTTATGGGGGGTACCGTTAGGTACCCAAAACATCCACGCAAGTATTGATGTTAGTGACATAGGGTGCTACTCTATGAGACCATACCAATTTATTCAACAAGGTGTTAGTGAATCTAAATTTGAAAGTTCTTTAAAGTTTAAAAGTTCTGAAAATTTGGACACGTTACCACAGATTATATTACAAAACAAAGCTGTGGAGGTAATACCTTTTTGGGGTAATGAAGATTTGTGTAGTGTGGGTATAACACGTATTGATTTTGATGTGAGAGATTCGGGTATTGAAATAATACCGAGTGCTATTTTTATAGGTTCTATCATTACAGATGATGACGATAATTTTATAGATGTTAACGGAGTGCCCAGTAAAGAACAAGGGCAATTATGTAATTTAACCACGGGTAGTGGACTGATTGAAAGTGTTAGACATACAATCTTTAAAGAAGATGATGGTTGTACCCCTAAATTAGAGTACCATACGTTAGATAATGGTGGTAAAGTTATAGATGGTAATGGTGCTTGGGTAACACAATTACCTATGAACTTAGATTTTTTAGTTACTAATGAATTTGGTGAACAAGTAGTATCTAACGACCCAAAAGTAGGGATACCAACAAAAGCAAAATACAGATTTAGGGTGACATTTGATAGTTCTGGTACTGATGTTGTCAACGCGAGATATTTGGTACCTAATATTAGAGAATACAACGACCTTAATAACCCAACAGACCTATCTAACCCAACATCCCCTAGTTACGCTTTTACAGATAAGTTATCTGACTACCCACAACACGATAGTGTAGAAAGTAGTCCTGCTTATAAGGGTACGGATTATTTTTACGAATTTAACCCAAATAGAATTTATACTATTAGTAGTTTTATCGATAACTATAGGAAACCCTCCGAAAAAGGCGTAGGGTCCACATTAAGTAATAGTAGATGGAGATTTTTAGGTATAAAATCAATCAACCCCCCACCAGAAAGTAAATGTACCTCTATAACTAAAGAATTCCCCACAAATGATTTATTTAGGGGAGGTACAACAATATTTTCTCAAATACAGGTAACTAGATTAATACAATTAATTACTATTATGTTAGCTGCTACTGCTATTGGAATACAAGGGATAATGATGATTTACCAATACGGTAACTATTGTGGTGACTCGTCAGCTTCGTTTACACTTATGACAGCTGCCACGGCTACAGCTGCAGCACCTTGGGACACTTTAATTTCCGCTTCCTTAATAG